GCGGGCGGCGTGGGATGGGTACTCGGACGCCTGCATCATCGGCAGCGCCTGGCAGGTCAATCGGTTCATGACGCGAGAGGATGCAATCAACGCATATCGTGCCATAGTGGATGTGATCATCGAGCACGCCGTATAGGAGGCCCTGCTCATGCGCGTGATAATCTGGAGCAACTCTCCCTGGACCTTAACAGGCTACGGGAAACAGACCAAGGCAATCACCGAACTTTTACAACAGATGGGCCACCAGGTCGCCATATTGGGTCTCTCCGGCTTACTCTGTGCCTCCCTCGATTGGGGGGGTGTCACCATCTACCCGGCCCATGAGCATCCATTGGGCGCTGACGTAATCGGCTACTATGCCGACCACTTTGCCGCCGACGTGGTACTGAGCTTATACGATATCTGGGCCTTTCCGGCAGACACACGCCAGCGCCTACCATGCCCATGGATCGCGCTGATTCCGGTGGACGGTGCGCCGGTCTCCGAGCGCATGCTACGCCGGATACGGACGGTAGACTATCCGGTAGCGATCAGCCTGTTTGGCAAGTACGCGCTGTGGAATGTAGGCATCGAGGCCGACTACATCCCGCTGGGAGTGGACTGCCAGATGTTTGCACCAGGCAACAAAGCAGCGGCGCGGGCGCAGTTGGGCATTCCGCCGGCCGCGTTCCTGGTGACAATGGTAGCGGCAAACAAAGGCTTTCCGGCCCGCAAATCGTGGGTTGAGGCGCTGGCGGCATTTGCCAAGTTCAACCAGTGGCATCCTAATTCAATCCTGTACTTGCATACGACCAAGACACCTTACGGCTGCGTGGGGCGGGGCATCTACTTTGATGCATTGATCGAGGCGCTGGTCATCCCCGTCGAGGCCGTGACATTCGTGGACCAGGGAGAATTGGCCATCGGTATCCCTGACGAGCAGATGGCGACGATCTACCAGGCATCAGACGTGTTGCTCAGCCCCTCGATGGGCGAGGGTTTTGGCCTGCCCATTGCAGAGGCACAGGCGTGTGGCTGTCCGGTCATCACGCAGGATTGCTCGGCCATGAGCGAGTTGACTTGCAACGGCATCACCACAGAACCGCTGCAACCGATGTGGATACCGCCGTTAGGCTACTGGTGGCAACAGGCGAGCGTGCAGCACATTAGTGCTGCGCTGGAATCTATTCTACTCAACCAGAATCTGGACGCTAACCGTGGTATTGAATTCATCCGTGAGCATTACGACTGGCCGGTGGTGATAGAGCATCATTGGCAACCATTCCTTGAGCAAGTAGAGGTAGAGCTATGGTGATTGGCTGGCTGGCAGACCACATCGGCATCACCGGCGGCGCGGAGATCAGCGACGACGCCTTTCTCGCTGCTATACCGGACGGTGTGGAGATCGTGCACTGCCCGCCCGGCAAGCGCCCGCCCGGCAATGTGTCTGGCTTTGTCGTCAACAACTGCATCACCTACAACGACTGTTGGCTGGAAGTGCTCGCGCAAAAGCCAGTCGTGCGCCACATCCACGACCTGTGGCCCTACGGTTCGCCGCTGATGCGGCGCTGGACTCTGGACCACGCGGCGCTGGTGCTGTTCAACAGCCCGAAGCATAGGCAGACGTTCCAGTTTCCGGTCTCCGCGCCATACAGCTATGTTCATCCGCCAGTTGACGTGGCGCGATTCAGGGAGGCAGCGCAAGAGGCAGATGAGCGAGGAGTGAAACGAGCGGGCACCATCTGGTTTGGGCGTATCAGTGTGGGTAAAGGGGTCCAGAACGTGGCAGACTGGGCATTGCGGACCGGCACGCCGGTGGATTTCTACGGGAATTGCTACGAACCGCTGGCGATGAGCCAGATTGTACCACCATGCAGACATTGCGGCACAGTAGAGCAAGACGAGCTGCCGGAATTGCTAACGCGGTACAGGTCGTTCGTGCACATGCCGGTGAAGCCGGATGTGTGCGGGCGAACGGCAGCGGAGGCGTGGGCGGCAGGGTTGGAGTTGAACCTGGGCGGTAGCGCTGATGTAGACGCGCTGTATGATTGGCTCGACACCGAGGCGCTACAGAACGCGCCGCAAGCGTTCTGGGCCAAGGTATTGGAAACCATCGGAGGATAGCTATGGCACGAGCGAGAAGCGCACGTCAGAAAGATGAGGATGCCCGCCAGGCGCTCGAAGAGGAGCGAAAGAGAAAGCGCGGGCTGGAGCGCAATTTCAAGCGCAAGAGCAAGAAGAAACCTTGTAACGGCTGTGATGAGAAAGAAAAGTCAAAACAAGAGACTGAGGAGGTAGAATCATGACCCATCATCCGAGTTGGTCTACAGCACTGAAATGGGACCCGGCCGGCGGCACGGCCTACACCGTCATCGGCCAGGTCAAGGACATATCGGGGCCAAACATCTCCCGCGGCGACATAGACGTGAGCGACCACGACAGCGCCAGCAACTTTCGCGAATACCTGCCCGGCCTGGCGGACGGCGGCGACGTATCGTTCACCATCGGGCTAGACCCGGCCAACTCTGCCCACGTCGGCACGGCTGGCACTGGCTTGCTCGGCGACCTGGAAGACGACGGCTGCACGCTGGGAGCCTGGGAATTGACGCTGAACGTGTGCACCGGCACGGCCATCTGGACGTTCGACGGTTACGTCAATGGTTTCTCGCCCAGCTCGCCGGTGGAGGGAGAGCATACGGCAGAGATCGCCGTCAAGGTCAGCGGCAAGCCCACCCTCACTGTCACATAATCGGCACAATCGTCACTTTTAGGAGGAACGAGATGAGCAAATACCTGTCCCGCGATGCAATCCTGGCGGCCCGGGATTTTAAGACTGAAGAAGTGGAAGTACCAGAGTGGGGCGGCACTGTGTTGGTGCGCGAACTGTCCGCAGCGGACTTTGACAGTGTGGGCTTTCCGATGGTGAAAGAAGACGGCAAGATCGACGCCAGAGGGGCGCGGGGGATGAATGTCAAAATTGTCTCTCTATCGGTCATAGACGCGGAAGGCAACCAGCTATTTACACCCAAGGATGTCCGCGCCCTGGGCGAGCGGGCCATCGCTCCCATCCGGCGCATCACGGCCAAGGTGATGGAATTGTCGGGGATGGTCGCCGCAGAAGAATTGGAGGAGAATAGCGCCGCGATAGCGTCTGCACCGCCTGCAAAAAACGAATGACGCCAGCGCGGCGCTTCGCGTACCGGCTGGCGCTGGCACTCGGAGAGCCGAACCCTGATGGCATGCTGGCGCGGATGCCATATAGAATATATCGGGAGTGGCAGACCTACGCCGCCATAGAGCCGTTTGGGGACGAGCGGGCCGATCTGAGAGCGGGCATCGTGGCGTGCACTGTCGCCAACTGTCTGGCCCGCAAAAAAGGAAAGCCCGCTTTCAAGCCAGCCGACTTTATGCCGCTATTTGAGGTGAAGCAGGACAAGACGCCAGATGATCTATTCCAGCAAATCAAGATGATCAATTGGCTCTTCGGCGGTGCATTTATTGATGAACGCGAAAAGGTGCAGTGATGGCTGTTGAAATCCAGGTCGCCAGACTACTGGTGCCGCTGGTAGCGGAGACGCAACAATTCACCAGCGGCCTTGGCGGCGCGATGAAGGAAGCCACGTCTTGGGCGACGAACATTGCCAAGACAGTGGCGAAAGCGGGCCTGGCCGTGATGGCGACAGCCGCCGCCGGAGCCGCAGCCGCCGTGGCCGGCGTGGGCGTGGCGTTGGGGAAACTGGCGATTGCCGCCGCGCCACTGGAAGGCATTGGCATCGCCTTCGATAAAATGGCCGCGCGGGTAGGGCTGTCCCTGGATGACATGCGCCAGGCGGCGGCGGGCACAATCTCCGACTTCGAGTTGATGCGCAAGGCGAACATTGCGCTCACCGGAGCCGGAGACGACCTAGCCAGTGCCTTTGGGCGCGACCTGCCCAAGCTGTTGGAAGTGGCCCGCGCCGCCGCCCGTGCCACCGGGCAAGATGTAGATTTCCTCTTTCAATCCCTGGTCTCCGGTGTCAAGCGCTCCAGTCCCATGCTGATTGACAATACTGGACTGGTGCTCAAAATGGGTGAGGCCAACCAGGAGCTGGCCGATAGCCTAGGCATTGCGGTGAATGATTTGAGCGCTGAGCAAAAGCAGATCGCCTTACTCAACGCTACCGTCGAGGCGGGCCAGCGCATGATCTCTGAGTTCGGCGGCGGGCAGTTGACAGCGGCGGAGCAGATCGCGCAATTCAAGTCAGAGATTCAGAACACGAAAGACCAGGTGGGACTGGCATTCCTACCAGCGTTGCAGGCGCTGTTGACGCCGATGCAGGATATTGCTACCGGCGCGGGCGCAAAGCTAGTCGAATGGGCGCAGATAGCGGGCAAATGGCTGGGCGAGAACCTGCCGACGGCTATCTGGGTATTAGAGAAATTGCTGAAAGGCGATTTTAGCAGTGCAGTAGATGGCATTGCGACGATTATCAGCAAGACATTCGGGCGCGACGCGGCAATGAAGTTCTATGATTTCCGCGACGCCGTGGTCGAGGTCATCGAGAAAGTCCAGGGCGTTCTCTCCGGCTTTGCGGAAGAGGGGATATTCGTTGGCCTGGAGAATCTATTCGACCTGCTGGGCATAGAACCGCCACCACAGTTGTGGGACGGGCTGAATAAAGTACTGGAGGTTATTGATACTGTACGCAATGTAATTGCGGCATTCGTTTCTGGAGCACCATCTGATTTTCCCTGGGAAGATATTCTGCCGCCCCACCTTGCCGAGATTGCATACGACATTACAGATGCATTTGAACGGTTTATTCGCACCATCAAGGAAAATGTGACCCCGATATTGGCTGGCCTTGCCGCCGTTGTTTTGGCCATCGTCATTCCTGCCCTCGTCGCCTGGGCCGCTGCCGCAGCCGCAGCCGCCGTTGCAAGTGCACCCATCTATCTCGTTCTTGCTGCAATCGGCCTGGCAGTTGGCCTACTTGCCGCAGCGTGGAAAAGCAACTGGGGTGGAATTCGAGATATTGCTGCCGAAGTGTCTGCTGCCGTTGTCGGTGCCGTCGAGGAAATCCGTTCTTGGTTCGTCACCAACTGGCCCATCATCCAGGCCGCCGCGCTGACCGCCTGGGAGGTCATCCGCGACATTGCCACGACTGTGGCCGATATATTCACCTCCACTATCATTCCGCAGTTCCAGGAGGCGTTTGCTGGCCTGTCCGGCATCTTGGCCGTGTTCGGCTTAGATTGGTCGGACGTATGGGAGGCCATCAAGTTGGCGGTGGGAATCGTAGCCGCCGCCATCGGTGCTATCATCGTCGGACTAATCGCCGTAATCACCGGTATCATCACCGCCATCAGCAGCGTGGCGGTCCACATCAGCGGCGTGTTGCAAGACATGGCTGAGACATTCCGGGGCGGACTGGAAGCCATTTCCCAGATCATCGCCGGTGTGATGGCGT